GAACTGCCATGCGCTTGTAATGATCGCCACCGGCTTGATGTTCGTCGATGTCTCTAGCACCATCGCCTCTTTGTCCAGCAGCCCAGATCAAGTATTCTGATTTAGTCATCGTATTTGGTCCCATTGTTCTGGCGTTGCGTCGTCAATGCTAACTCTTACTTCAGCCTCCATGGTTAATGTCTCTTTTACAAACACACCATTGGCCTGGAGAGTGCCTCGCCTGTCCTTAATCTCATCGTAAGCCGATTCTAGGCACGAAAGTAAATCTAGGCGTTCCATGTCAGCTAAGATAATTAAAACGACTAGCGCGTCTCCTAGACCGTCTATCACCCCATCGCGGTCCTTCTTGATCAGTGCATCGCAAAGCTCGCCGACTTCGGACACTAACTTTAGCGCCTGGACCTGACTGCTAGAGTTTGGAATGATCTGTCTAGCTTCTGCCCAGCGTAGGACGTTTAGTTCTAATTCTTGAAAAGATGGCATTATAAACTCCTCTTCTTTTTCCAGTTGTTTCTCATCCAAACACTAGCAATCTGTTTTTGTTTACATCCACATGATTGTGACTTAGTGCTAACGATGTTGTGAGCAAGAACGGACTTGATTTTTCCGCAGCGACACTTGGCGACAACGACCTGTTTACGTTGACTGCCAAAGATCCGATCTTCTGCGTTTTCTAGAATAGTCCAGTAGCCGAATATTCTACCCACTAGATCTTCTCTTGTTTTTGGCATTTCACAATGTTGCAAATGGGTGGATCTCGCGCTTTTTGGCTAGATATGCCGCGTGCGCTGCTTCTGGGGTGTTGTAATAGCCAATATACCGACTCTTACCTGACAAATGGATCTGCGCTTTCCATTTTCCTCTACACGCCGTTACACCAAGGTAACCAGATGTATTGCTTGACTGTGGTTTGCGCTGATTTTGTGAATTTTGAGCTTTGGTCGCTTCTCGCAGATTGCATATGCGGTTATCGTGCCTAAGGCCATTCACATGGTCAATATCGTTGACGGGCCATGCGCCGTAAACGTAAAGCCAAATGATCCTATGCGCAAGATACGCTTTGCCATCAATTCTTATTCTGAAATAACCGTTATTACTTAAAGATCCAGCAATCTTTCCTGCAACCTTATTAGTACCGCAATCAACACGCCATACAAGATTGCCTGTGCCTGGATCGTAATCAAACAATTCTTTTACTTGTTCTTGAGTCAACATATGTTTATTGCGCTGTTGTCTTCAGCCATTCTTTTTCTTCATCGCTTAATTTTGGAAGTCCGCAATAGTGAGTGAATTCACCAGCAGGATAATACTGGCCGATCACCGCAGAACCATATGCAGTTCTTAATAACATCTTTACGCCTTCTGATGGCTTATTATCTTTAGTGATACGTTTCCAGGTTGGCATAAATTCCGATAAATATTTGTCGCTATTCATACTTCTCAATAGTTATTATCAAACCGCCATTTATTACTGGTTCGCCATAGTAGGCATAGATTCGGCGCACCTGTTTGTCATTCGCGAATACAATGCCCTGGAGCGCATCTAGAGTTGCCTTAATGCAGTTGTCTAGATCAATGCAGACCTTGGATTCACGGCCAGACATCGTTTCCTTTGGCCTCAGTTCTATTATGACGCTGACTTGCTCACTAGTCAAAGTAATCTTGTGTCGGCTGGCAACGTACTTCACTTCATTTCGATATCGGATCGCTTCCTTGCTAAGAACTTGCTTGTTCTTGTAGACCCGCCAGATTGCGTTCATAGAGACTGGGTACGGAAGTTCTAACGTGATGGATTTCACTAGTTGTTCCAGTTATTCCCAGTTATTCCCACTTGTTCCGGAATAGCAAGCGAACGGGTGCAAGCATAAGCAGTGTCCTTAGCACTGCTATGCTGTTCCCTATTCCCATTCCTTAGACGGGAACAGGTCGTTTTGAGCATTTTGTTGGCTGGACTGAAAATCATATTTTCCATAATTGTAAGCCAATTTTTAGAGCACCTATTCCCGACTTTGGGAACAGCTAGTCCTTTCGATATGGCCTAGGATTTTTGATGGTGAAGAGCTTTGCTCCACGATCTCCTTTAGACTCACTAAGAATACCATCAGCAACGAGTTGATGTACTTCTCGACCGACAAGATCCTCTTTCATCTTGATCTGGCGCTTGATCTCAGACATGTTTAACGTAATATGATTAGCCAACAACTCCAAGATCTTCTGCCGACATTGATACTTTGTGGCCTCGGCTTTTGCGCTTACAATATTTTCTCTTTCTTCATAAGAAGACTTAAACGGTATGCCATAACGATAGATCACCGTTTGTTCCTTTCCCCAGGCTGTTGTAACCGTCTCCTTGTCCGTATGAGATTGGAACCCTAGATCAGTAAACTCTGGCTCAAAACGGCGCTTTCCAAGGACCAGGAACCTATTGCCTTCCAGGTTTAATAGATAAGCTACAGCATTCGCATCTCCTTCAAACGCACCAGCACCACGCGCTGACATCTGATCTATGTCTGTTTTACTAGCAACTTTACTAGTGTGAGCCACTAGCCACACCGACATCTTTCCCATGACGCTTTTTATGTGCGCTATAACCTTGCCTGCTTCTGAGTTGCTGTTTTCGTCGTCTAAATCAATGGTTGCATTGCTTGTGTCAAGAACAACGAGCGGTGCAACTACATAACCCATCAGTTCTGGACCGGAAGTTATAGTATATTCTGTTTTGATGTTAGCCAGCATTTCCGCTATTTCCTGTCCGCTCTGGCGCTTGGCATTGACTATAGTAAACCAATAGCTAAAGCCTTCTTCTGGAATCTCAATATTTTCATGCTTGCATAAGCCATACAGGATGCGTTCAACCTGTTCTGCATCTTCTGTGATGTAAACCACTCGCCGCCTCAAAGTTGGCTTTAACTCAGAACATGGCAAACATAAATGTGCAGCATGGCAAGCAAGTGGCACTAACAAGCTAGTCTTGCCGACCCCTGGAGGACCAGCAATCACGGTTATTTTGTTGCTGATAAAACCATCAATCACAAACTCAACTGGCTTTAAACGATCAAGATCGTAAATATATGAATCTGATCTCGGTTCTTCATACAATGGCTGTTCTGGAGCCTTTTTATACTTACTTTCTGCCGTGCTAACAGATCTTGGAATATCATCATATCTAGCTTTCCATTCATCATATTTTGATATTTTTCTTGACGAATGATCAGCAATAGCTCTTAATAAATTAGTAACAGAACCGCCATTAGTTCCTGAAGCTATTAAACTAGAAGCAATAGTATTTATTCCGTCATGCAATCCAGCGCCATTAAGTATGTTTGTTATTGCAATACTTAATTTTTCATCCTGAAATCCAGTATAAGATTCGCCAGTTTTAGTTATTGTTATATTGTCTATATCAATACCAAATACCATGCAAGCATCGCTTAAAGTAAGCTGTACTTCTGGCTTCCAAGTGTGTAGAACGTGCTGAAATGGTTCTAATTGGTGGCTTTTTTGGTTTGTTCCAACCGGCAAACGACAATATCTAACCGCATTGTTGCCGCTAATGTCAGCAGACACTAATCCGCTAATGCTCATCGCGGATAAGATGGAGCTTACTAGGCTGAAGTTAGCCGCATCAGAATCATCAGGATCAATAAAAACGCCAGTCTGAAACTTGCCAGAGCTTGTTTCAAGGATATAACTGGCTTCACCATTTAAGGTTGAAGTGTCTATGTCGTCCGCAACCAGGACAAGCAATCGACTAAAGTTGTCATTTATGCGCCTGACTGATCCAGATAAATTTAGCGCCGCAACCGAAAAATAAGTGTTACGGTTTACCAAAGAATCTACATCAGATTTACCATGTATGTATCTGTTCCCTGACCAACTTTCGCCTGATGATTGCGCTGGATCTCCGACAAAAGCGTTTGTCCATAAACAAGTTCCGTTAGGTTTTAACTCATTTAATACGGATAAAAAATCTGAGTTTGAAATCACTATCTACTCCGATTCTGCCTTTAGCTTTCCTTCTGTTTTTACTTCAAGCTCATATGCCCTAGCCTCTGGAACGAACTCACCCCAGCGGCTTATGTTGTGCGGCCAGATTCCAAGAAAGTTAGCTAACTCCTTGATCCCGCCAAAATAATCAATCGCGTCTTTGGTCTTCATGGCTTCCTCTAAAAAAAGTTGACGACAGATGTTGACATGTTGTGTTGATGCTGTCAACATTACAACTGAGCCAGCAAGAACGGCTCTATAACAAAGGAGTATGAAATGGCAATTCAACTAATGACCACCAAGGGTTACGCTTCCGATAGCGTCAAAATCCTTGTGCATGGTCAATCCGGCGTTGGTAAGACCACCCTTATCGGCACACTTCCTAACCCAGTCGTGATTTCAGCAGAGGGAGGCTTGCTTGCGCTTGCTGACCTAGAAATCCCGTACTTGAATGTCACTAACATGACGGAGCTAAATGAAGCTTATGAGTGGCTTGCAAGCTCAAAAGAAGCTGATCAGTTTCAATCAGTAGCAATCGACAGCATCAGTGAAATCGCTGAAGTTGTCCTGAACACTGAGAAGAAGCTAACCAAAGACCCTAGACAAGCCTATGGCGCACTGCAAGAGCAGATGACAGACCTGATCCGCGCTTTTCGGGATCTACCAAAAAAGCATGTGTATATGAGTGCGAAAACGGAGAAAGCAACAGATGAAAACGGAAGAATCCTCTACAGCCCAAGCATGCCAGGAAATAAACTCGGTCAGATGTTACCTTACTTCTTTGACGAAGTTCTGGCTCTGCGTGTTGAGCGCGATGCTGATGGTGCTACTCATCGTGGCCTTATGTGCGACAGCGATGGACTCTGGACCGCCAAAGACAGGTCAGGAAAGTTATCCCCCTGGGAAGATGCAGAACTTGGCGCAATCATCCGCAAAATAACAGGTGAATCATGAGCATGTTAGACAGAGTCGAAAATCAAGATCAGCTTGATGAAGTCATTGAAAAACTTGAAGATCTACTAGAAGGCGTTGACATGGTAGTAGCCATATCAGCATTAGCTAATATGCTTGTTGAGTGTTTTGCTGAAATCGGATCAACGATTAATGCAGATCAGGCTTTGAACACTTTTGCAAGCGTCACTGAGCAGATGCAAATTGAGATAGAAGAATTACTAGACATTAACATCGCAGAACAATCCCACTAACTAATAGGAACATATCATGGCTAATTTAAATGAAGTTTTCACTCTTGATTCTTTGCCTACTAATAGCACTGGAAGTTTTGATCCTATTCCCGTGGGTTGGTACACCGCGAGTGTTGTGGACGCGCTTCTAAAAGACTCTAAGTCTGGCGGTCAGTACATCAACGTCAGATATGACATTCTTGGGCCAACTAATGCTGGTCGAGTCATCTACGGCATGATCACGATTCGCAATGCTTCTAGCAAGGCTGAGGAAATCGGGCGCATGCAACTAGCTGATCTAATGCGTGCAATCGGCCTAGCAAAGATTGCCGACACTGACGAACTTATTGGCGGCAAATGTCAGATCAAGGTAGAGATTCAGGAATCTGAAGGCTATGGCGCACAGAATCGCGTAGTTGGATTCAAGGCTATGACTAACGCTGGCTCTGCTGCAAAGACTTCAGATACAGCCGCGCCGCCCTGGAAGAAGAAATAATTCAGCCATTGGCACAAGGAAGTGCCGACCTAAACTGGAGTATGGCCTTGGAAATTAAAGACACAACAAACACAATCGCCTCGATAATTGATCATCATCATGAGAACAATCAGGAATTACCTCGCCCTCATCTCGGAATTTCTCTTTTGGGTCATTCTTGTGACCGTCACTTATGGCTCAATTTTCGATGGGCAGTCGTACAAAAACATTCTGGACGCTTGCTACGATTATTTCGTCGCGGTCAGCTAGAAGAAGAACAGGTCATTAAAGACTTAAAATCTATTGGGATAGAGATCAATTCTAGGCAAACTTCAGTAGACTTTGGTTCACATATCTCAGGCTCTGCTGACGGATTATTGACTGCTGGCGTACCAGGACATGAGTCCGAGAGTCTAGTGCTGGAGATAAAAACGCACTCAAAGAAATCCTTCACGGCACTGGTTAAGCATGGCTTGGAGAAAGAAAAGCCAGTCCACTACATTCAGATGCAGGGCTACATGCTTGGACTGAAGGTCAAAAAAGCATTGTATTTTTCTATCTGCAAGGACAATGACGATATCCATACTGAAATAGTTGACTTCAACTACACAATAGCCACAAAAGCTATCGAGCGCGGCAAGAAGATTGCATTGTCAGAATACATGCCAGAGCCGATTAGTGCAGATCCTGGTTGGTACGAGTGCAAGATGTGCCCAGCGCATACGTTCTGTCATAAAACAAAAATGACTGAAGAAGTGAACTGCCGCACTTGCGCTCATTCAACGCCAACAGAAGACTCACAATGGCTTTGTGCCAGGAATGAGAACGCCTCTATCCCAGTAGCTTGGCAGCATCAAGGCTGTGACCAGCATGTCCTACATCCTGATCTAGTTCCCTGGACAAGAGCAGAGTCCAGCAATCCCAATGAAGCGGTCTACATCATTGATAGCCAGAATGTCCGCAATGGTGAGCCTGACGAGCGCGTGTATAGCTCTAAAGAGATCGTTGCTAATCCTTCTGCTTGCGCGCTTGCGGATGATACCGTTGAATCATTAAGAGATGAATTTAACGCGAGGATAGTTGAGTGAAAATTCTAGTGGCATGTGAATATTCTGGCCGAGTTAGAGAAGCTTTCCGCGCACTTGGTCATGATGTTTGGAGTTGTGATCTTTTACCATCAGAAGATAATTCTGATCATCATATTGTTGGCGATTGTTTATCACTAATAAATGACAATTGGGAAATGATGATTGCTCACCCGCCGTGTACTTATCTTGCTGTATCCGGCATGCACTGGACTACAAGAGGATTAAGAGATCCGCAACTAACTGAGGACGCGCTGGAGTTTGTTAAAAAGTTGATGTACGCACCTATACCGCGCATTTGCATAGAAAATCCAGTGTCGATCATCTCATCACGTATTAGAAAGCCAGACCAAATCATTCAGCCTTGGTGGTTTGGTGAAGATGCCAGCAAGAAAACGTGCTTATGGTTAAGCGGTTTATCGCCGTTGATAGCGACAAATCCTTTACCTGGCGACAACAAGACTCGGAGAGCAAATCAAACAAAAAACGGCCAAAACAAGCTAGGTCCTAGCGCAGATCGTTGGAAGGAGCGCAGCAGAACATATCTTGGCATAGCTAAAGCAATGGCAGATCAATGGGGATAATTTTTTTCATCTGACCTGTTGACATCTTAAATAATAAGACTATCATTACATCCAAGCCAAGGCACTTCGCACTGGCACTAACTGGAGAGAGAGATGTTATTCGTAATCATCATTGTAGTTGGCTTTATCCTTCCAACGCTTGTAGCTACTGGCGCATACCACCTGGTTGACAATCTGCGCTATTCATACAAGATTGATAAAAAAGAACGTCAGCGCCGGAATCAGGACGCAAGCTATTCGAGACTCCTATGAACAACTTCTACAAAAGATTAAAATTAAAGCTGATCATGATACAGATCAAACGCCATCACCAGCAGATCAATCAACTTAGCCTGCATCTCGGCGATCTTGTACGCAAAAAAAGCCAGATCGAGATCAAACTACATAGATAAATTTAAACGTGAGCTAGCAGAGCGGCAACATCGCTAGAGTCAGGACAGTGCGCTGCCTCTCTCCTTGAACCTTTTGAGCAGAATGTGAGAGCCTGACATTATTTTTGTATAAAATTATGTACACATCAAAAACAATATATAAACCATTTGACGCGCCGGATTATGAATCGCCAGAGAGATCATTTATTTCAGCCATCATCAATGACGCCATCAAGTGCATCAACCGCAAATGTTCAGAGCCATGTCATGTTGATGCAGACCTGCGCTGGCTATTCTCAGAACTGTCTGACCCTTATTTTGATCTAGTCGAAATGGATCCTAAAATAGCTAGAGAAGGTCTTTTAAGGCAACTTGCTAATGACGTCTCATATAGGACTTTCAGGGACAGATATCGGCGCTGGAAAGGAATAGGCACTGCGATAAAAACTACTGAAATTAAAGCTATGAGCGCAAAGAAATTTACAGACTTTATGCGTTCTTTATCAGATGAAAGTGCCAGTTAAACATTCTTAATGGATGGGTTGTGGGAACCTAACTGGCACACTTTATTAAACAGGAAAAAACAATGGACGAAAACGAATACGCTGCATTTGAAGAATGGCGAGAAGAAACGCCAATTAATCAAATTCTAAATGGTGACGAACTAGACATGATTCTGTTCTGGTTTAAAGACCACAAGTACGATCGCGCTATCAAAGAGCTTGATGACTTTATCCTAGCAGCATGGGAAAGACACAGAGAAGAAGATGACTACTGAGGATTTAGAAAAGCTATCTGCTTACGCCAGAAAGGTCATTGAAGCCAAAGGCTATACATTCTATCGCGCTGTTTATGAGCAAGGAATAAAAGATGCCGAAAGGTTTTATGGCATTACAAAACCAACATATTCAACAAGAGAGATAAGAAAAAATGAACGATGATGATGATTTGGATGGTCCAAACATTCGCATATTAGAGTGTCCGGTTTGTGGCACGGCTGTGTTTTGGCACAAGCACTCATGGCATTGCGAACTATGTAACTACCCTAATGACAACTAACACACCCTGCCCACGATGCGGCAAAACAAATCCAGCAGATGTCCACACTTGTACGTCAAAAAAAGATATAGAAGAATGGTTTAAGAAACAAGATCAATCGACTGACTCTAATAGACCCGAGCTAGCAAGGAAGACTATTGATGAAGAGCTTTTCGAGCAATGGCGACAGCACATTAACGACGAGATATTTAAAGCAAAAAGCTATCTGCAATGCTTATATCAGCTTAATGACGCGGCCATACTCTCTAGCTACTTCTGTGGGTTCAAGCCGACTATGAAGGTGGAAAACATGACAGAGGCCGCGCTTAAAAAACTGGAGGAAGAATAAATGATGACTAAAAAAGACAAACTTGAAACTTTAATGTTAATTTCTGCGCTTGAATCTTTTTGTTTATCAAAAGATTCTTTAGAAAGCTATCCAGATTATTTACTAGAAACCACCAGTGATGTGGTAGAAAAATTAAAAGCAGACGTTTTGGGCGAAGAAAAATAATGGCCTAAATAGCAAGCATAAGAGCGTTTAAAAGTCATATCTAACCGCTTTTGCGGAAATCTCGGAATCTGATCCCGTAAATTTAGGAAAGCCAGACGCATCATAGCCCAACTACGATAAAACGTATTTTATGAGGCACAAACCCGCTTAATGCCTAATATCTGAGACACAAAATGCTACACAAAATCTTAATACCATTTCTATTTGCACCAGCAACATTTGCAGATGTTAATTGCTACAACTATGGCGTAGTCACAAACTGCACCAATGGCGTAACAGCCTATCAATACGGATCAACGATCACTAGCATTCATGCGCCAGGACAACAGCCAGTGACCGTTTACAGATATGGCAATTTAACTAACATCAGCAGTCCAAACACTGCAACCATCAATCCTATAATTCCAAGCGCAAATAGCAACATCAGTACAGAATCATTTGTGCTGGAACCACTCCACTAAGTGATCAAAGCCAACAAAAAGAAGCAAAGAAAACACAATGCCAATGATTAATTTAGCTGACTTGCTCATAGCGGCCAGCTTTTTTAATTCAATAAGCTCTTCTCTTGTCAGACCCTGACTAGTGTCAATGATTTTCAAATCATCATTTGGCACTTTCTGGAGCCTTTTGCTTTGTGAAAATAGCAATAGCTGAAGCGATCGCTAGGCCGGCTGAAACAATAGCGCCCTGGAGTTCTGGTGAGACTTTGATTCCAATAGCCATCATCAGATATACAATACCGCGCCAAGTGCTGGCTTCACTAATCGCAATTCCAAATTTATCGCCCATGAGATTTCTCCAAGAAGGTTTCCAAGTATTTTACAGCAAATCGTAGTCCAGCTACATTATCTCCCAGCATTCCAAGACCTAAATTGCAAGATCTGCATAATAAACCGCGAACTTGATTAGTTTCATGACAATGATCAATGCAAATATGCTTAGTGGCCCCGCAAATCATACAAACATTTGGTCCAATTTTTTCTCTAGTAATTCCATATTTGGCTTTTTCTTTATAAGATCTTATCTTTTCCTTATCTTTTGGCCTTTTTGCTCTACATTTTCTGCAAGTTTTACGCCTATGCTGTTGTTTGCCGGTGAACTCAAACATCACCATTGGCTTTTCAACTAGGCATATCTTGCAGATTCGCGTCATAACTTGGCTATTTGAAAGTGCATGCCATCTGCGCGTTTCCAAACTCCACCCCAGTCTAATCCAGCATCAGTAAAACACTTCACTAGCTCTGGCGACATTGTTGGTTTTTTGCCAAATCCGTTCCATGCTGCGTTAATGTCGATAGCCAGACCCCAGGAGTGCAAGGACATAGATGCCGCACCGCGCTTCTTGCGAATGTTAAAACATCCGTCCCAGGTTTTGATCTGAGCGGATATGCCTCGATCATTGACGTTCTTAAACGCTTTTTCTAACAGGGGAATAAGATCCTTGTTGCAATAAATGCGTTTTGGAATAGAACCATGTTCAAGCGCAGTAGGGACATCCCAGACAATCATGAATCGACGTTCATTAGCACTAGGGTCACCGTACTTAGCAAAACAATCTTTACTAGTGATCATGTTAATGACCTATAGCTAGAAAGCTAAAAACTACACCAGTTGTTCCTGCTGAAAAATCAGAATTATAATTAAAAGTAGATGCGTTTCCTGGCTGAGTTCTTACAAATAATGAACTGGTTGAACCAGCCGTGTAAGTGACAATGCTATTAAATACTTGATAAGCACCTGATGGAAATGCAATAGGATAGCTTGCAGTTCCAGAAGCAGATGTTCCACTCATTCCAGTTACTGTGGTTCTACCCCATTGAATAACTAAACCATTTGGCAAAGTTATATATCCAGAAGCTGCTGGCGTTGGCAAATCAAACCCGCCATAACTGTAAGTGCTTGTTCCTCTATCAAATATTACAGCCTTGTTTGTTGATGAACCAAGACCCCAGGCGGTTGCATTGTTGTATACATAAGCATTGTTTACGCCAGTAAATGCTGCTCCTATTTGACCTTCTGATGAAGTAGCTGCCGTAAAGAACGTAGATCCAGCAGATCCGCTTGTTGGAATAGGCTGTGGACTTCCGGAATCAATTGAATATTTTAACGTGCTGCCATCATAGCTAAGATAAATATCATTTGCAGACGCAGTTGATGCCGTACCAGAAAAAACACAATTTGGAATTGATGATGGATCTGTTTGGATAAATCCATAGTAAACTTGAGAAATGCCGGAATCTAAAGCTCCACCAGTATCATTTGCAAGAATGACATTAGTTACGCCAGCTACATAACTAGAAGACACAACAGTTCCAGTAATAGGGCCAGCGTTGTTTATCGTTTTAACTCTACGATGTTGCTGAAAAATTGATATTTGATCACCAGAAACACTAAAAGTGTCACTAGACAAGTAACTTGGAAGGCCATTAAAAGAAATCCAATCGTTTGATAAAGAGTTTATTGTTGTGTCGTTAACGCCAGTTATGCCATCGTAATTTGAGATAACAACTCCATGAGTCTGGCCATAAAAAGGAGGGCCTTCTAGAACAATCTTGTAACCGCCGGTTTCAGCATACGATGCCAACCAAATCGTACCGCCAGTTTCACCGCGAGAGTTAAGCTGAATCGGATTAGGCCAAGGAACAGTGCCAGCTTCATCTTGATAAGCAATGATTGGCGTACTAGTGCCAGCGGTGTAAAACCAGATCTGACCGCCAACTAAAAAGGTTGCATCGCCATTGAATTGAGCTTCTTGCAGGACTGGAGATAGATATGCTGTCATGATTTTACCTGTTCAGTGTTGATGATGCGCCAGCCGCGCCCAGTGCCGGTGATGTACGTTTAGCCGCGTCCATAGCCATAAGCCTCATTAGTCCTGGCTCTTTAAATGTTTGCCTAACAAGAAAATCTTGAATTGCTGGTGCATATAAACCTTTAGCCGCATAAGCAGCCGCAAAGCCTGGAATAAAGCCG